GCCCTGCGTGTAGTACCGCTCGCGCTCGACCTTGGCTTTTGCCCAAGTGTCCTTAAAGTCGTCCGCGGTCGTGAGGCCCGTGCGCTTCATGTACTCGCGGTGCCGCTTGCGGCTTGAGATGTCCGCGCCGTCGGTCGCGCGCAGTCCGTCGTAGTGCCGATCGCCCCAAAGGCCTCCCAGGTGATTGAGCGCGCCCCTTTTGCCCGCCGGGCGGTAGTCGGGGGTGATTTCGACGAGATCCTTGAGCTCGTCATCCCATATGTAGCGTCTGCGTGTCATCGTTGCTATAATCTCAACAGGAGGAACGTATGAAAGACGTAGTAATCGTGACGGGAGACAAGGTTGTGCGAGTGCCGCAAAGCACCTGGGGCGCGTTTTTGCGCGCGGCCGGATTGGTTATAGACACTGGCGACATGTTTCCCTTACTTGACCAAGTTGTTTCGGCAGCCGAGCTGCGCAAGGTGAAAGACCTCAAGATCGAGCTTGACGATCACAGCTCGTCCTCGTCTTGACCCATTAGCGCGGCTGTGCCGACGCCAGCCGCTCCGATGCCGTACATCGGGCCCATCTTGCGGATGAGGTTCTTGCGTAGCACTTCCTCGGGAGACAGCCCGGTGATGCGTGCTGTGCGCTCGATCGCCTCGTTGACGTGCTGAATCATCGGCTTTCCTGCCGTGCCCTTCAGCCCTGCCCACATAACGTCCTGAGCCTCTGCCGCGGGCACTTTGTTCTGCCGTGCAATGTCTCCGACGATCGCCTCCATCACCCCGTAGGAATCGCCAGGGGGCGCCTTTAGCCCTTTCTCAAACCCGCCGCTCATCTGCTCGTCAATCGTTGCGCGGTTGCGATGGCCTTGGAAGTTCGCCGAGAAATTGAAGCGCTTCGGCGTCTCGCCCGCGACGAAATTGCGCCCGCGGTTGATGACCTTGTCGTACATCTCAAGGTTGCCGCCGGCGTACCGGCCGCCAATGGGGAACGGCAAGTCATACGCCTTGTCGGGAATAGCCTGGTTCCTTGCGCGCTGGAAATTTCCGTAGTGCGCCATCATCAGATTGTCGGTCGGATCTGCGCCGCCGGTGGTCGCCGCCATTGCGTCGGCAAAGTCGGTCTTGAACGCGGCGCGTCCGGCCTTCTCGCCGAGCTCGTCCGTGTAAGCCTTCTCGAGCTGGCCCATCGCGTACCAGCGCTGCGCGTTCGGGTCTGCGTTCCCGCGTAGGAACGCCGCCTGCAATCGCTGGCGAACCTCTGGCGTATCGAATCGCGACTTGTACTTGTCGATGGTCGCCTGCTTCTTCGGCATTGCATCCGTCAAGGTGTCGCCTTGCAGCGGGTAATTTGACGCGTCAACGTAATAGCGCTCGTCTACGTTGAAATATGGCGTGTAGTTGCCGGCGTCGATGTCCTTCTGCGCAACCTGGCGAGCCTTCTGAACCGCCTTTGCTTCTGGCGAAAGATCTTTGCCTAAAAATTTCTCGCCTTTCTTTTTGTCCATCTTCCACACCGGCGGCGCGCGGTCTGGATAGTCGACAGCGACCTTTGCCGGGTCATACCCGCGCAAAGCGTCGACGGTATTCTTTGCCTTTCGGCCTTTGTTCGCCGCCTTCGCAACGCCGCCGACAACGGGCACACCGGCCGCGGCCGAAAGCACCATGCCGAGCTTGTCGTTATCGCGCCGCGCGCGCTCAAAGTCGCGACCGGCTTGAGCTGTGCCAACAACGGGCACAAAGCCGAGCGCAATATCCGCGCCAATATCGGCCGCGTCCTGATCAGCTGGCGAGTTCAGGCTTACCATGCTTGCAGCACGTCGCCGCAGTTCTTTGATTAGCTCTTCCATACCCCACCTAGTTCATCAACAACAGCCATTCTTCCTCGCGCCGGCGCTTGCGCGTGCGGCGCTCCTGCTCTGCAATGAACGCATCCACGAGCGCTCGCGCGCGGGCTTGCGCCTCAGCGGTGCGGGCACGCTCTGCTTCCACTCCAAACGCATTCAACTGCTCAACAACCATCTGCGCGACTTCGGCCGCGTTAAAGGCAGGCGGAACCGGCAGCGCGATCTGCTTGCCCTCGTCGGGCAGTACCGCCACGACGTTGCCTCGCGTCACTACAACCGCCGCCTCGGCAAACGGGTCGATCATTGCCAAAATGCGCTGCCGAATGTCTTCCTTCGTGCGCAGCTCGTCCTCGAACTCGCGCTGCTTGGCGCGCCGACGCCGCGGCGGATATCCTCCGCGCGTCTCCTGCACGGGCGGTGGCGGGGCAATGGCAGCGCCCCACCAGTTGCCAGGATATTCGCCGACGTACTGTCCGAAGTAACTCATGTCGGGTCGACCGTAGTGATCGTGCGATCGCCGTCGGTGTAAGACGCCTCGACGCGGATCGTCGTGCCGTCCTGCGAACGGAACACCATCGTGTTTCCTTCAAGGCCGGTGGCATCGCCAGCGTTGATTGCGAGCAGCAGACGCATCACATCGCGCAGCGTGAGCGTGCCCTCGACGATGCCGAGCAGCGGGTCGGCGGCAGAGCCTGCCGAGTTGAGCAATTCGCCCATCGTGCCGGGCTCGTTGTACTGGTTGGCGAGCGCAGACCACACAGCCGCCGAAAGCGATTGCGGCGAAAGCTCTGTGAATGGCGTCACCGCGCCTTCAAGGTTGCCCGTTGCGCGCGGCGTGGCAGTAACCGTGAACGTCACGAGCGCGCTTGCAACGGCGTCGATGATTGCGCCAAGCGTTGAAGGCCCAACCGTGAACGTTACCGACGTCGCGCCAACCGCCTGCAATGCGCCGGCGATGTTGCCGCCAACAGTGAACGTGACGCTGCTGCTGCCGATGGCGCTGACGACAAGATCGAGCTGGCTTGGGCCGACTGTAAACGTAAGGGTCGTCGGGCCAGTGAGATTGACGCCGGCGGCGACGTTCAGCGGCGAAACGTCGAACGACGCGCCGACATAAGTAAACGCCGACATCGCGCCGCCCTGGTAAGGCAGCACCCACGACGACGGCGCAAGGTGGCCGTAGGGGATGCCCGCAAGCTCGGAAGGTATGCCTTGCCCTACGCTCTGGTTGCGCAGATCCGTGCGCCCCCACATCGAGCGCAGAGTGCCGGGGTCGCCGCCGATCAATCGAAACGGCAGCTGGGCCAGCAGGGTCGTGTTCTGCTTTAGCCCCACCCGAACTCCACAGAGCCGTAGAAGTTAGTGCTTGCAGCCGTCGCAGCGCCCGCAAAATAAAGCCACGTCAGACACGCGCCGTCCATCACTCGCGGCAGGCTCGGCAATTGGTTCAACAGGTCGCGCTCGGCAGCGACCGATACGGTCGTGAGCGGCAACGTGAGCAACGGTCGCGCAAGGCACAACGCCATCACGCCCGCGGTGTTGGCGGCCGACATCGTGACTGAGGCCACGTTTGACACGCCAGTGTCGCCCGACGCCAGCGGCAGGAAGGGGCCGTAGTTGTTGGCGGCCGTTCCGCTGTGCGGAACGTGACCGACGATTGCTGAGGCGGTCATCGCAACCGTCACCGGCAGCGAGCGACCAGAGGTCGGCGTCGTGTTGGAGTACGACAACGCCAAGTTCTGCGCGGTTGCGCCAGCGGCGGTCGTAATCACGCTGAACAAGCGGCAACCAGCGCCGTTCGTGTACCGCAGCGTCGGGGTGCCAGTCAGCGTCTGAGCCAGCGCCGAGTTCAACTGAATGCCGGGCCAGTACCCTTGCAGATCGACAAGCATCAACTGCCCAGGCACGCCAGTCGCGACGCCCGTCACAGCCTGCACGTTGAGGACGTGCTTAGTGTCGGTCGAGACGTTGCCGCCGTTTGGCAAACCAAAGATCTGCGTACCATTGCCAGTCGTCTCGTCGCATGACCGCCACGCCAGCGCAGTGCCCGCCCAAGCGTTTGCAACAGGCGTGCCCGCGAGGTTTGAGAAGTCATACCAACGACCAGCCGTGTACGCGCTTGCGCCGGTGATTTTGTTCCAGTCGAAGCGCGCGAACTTGCCGTTCGTGATTTCACTGACCAAGTCATCCATTGAAGAAAAAGGCATGATTAGCTCCAGGCAAAATGAACGAACCCGCGCAGAACCGGTGCGGTCGCAGATGCGTTGTTGATGATCCAGTTTAGATAGGCGCCGTTCTCAACCTTCGGGCACGAAGCCGATTGCGGAACCATGACTTTTTCGGCAGCGGTGCTGTTTTCGCGAAGCTGCAGATGCGCAAGCGGTTTTACTAAAACGGCGTTCAAAAACCCGCCCGGCGCGCCGGCCACAGTCACGGATTCGATGCTGCGAATTCCTTTGTCGCCATTTGCGAGAGGAACAAAGGGCGCTTCAGCGCTTGCCGCGTTGCTTGAGGATGACGTGTTGACAATGCAGCCAATGACAGAGCTGAGGTTGATGCCGAACGTCGTCGTGCGACCAGATACGCCTGCGCTGTTGGTGTAGCTCATCGTCACGGTGCCGCTCTGCGCCATTGGCGTCTGCACAACAAACATGCACCGCACGCCTTCGCCAGAGGTGTATCGCGGAAGCGTCAGCGTGTTGTCCATCGTTTGCGCGTCGGTGCTGTCTCCGTCAATGAGCGGATAAAACATCACATAATCTGCGAGCAACATGTAAAGCGGAACGCCAGCAGAAACTGAAACGGCCTGCATTGCGTGGATGTACTTGCTTTGCCCGCTTTCCGGCTGCGGCCCGACGTAAATGCCGCGGTTTCCCGATCCAGTAACCGGCGTCGCCTCAAGCTGCACGCCGACGTATGGGTTGTAGATAGGGATACCGGCGCCGACCGATGCGTCCGCCCAGCGCCCTGCGCCTGGTGCAGGCACAGACGTCTTAAAGAAAAACGACTGCCATTCGCGGCCGTTCTCCGCTACAGCGGCGGCAAGTGGTGCAATGCCGTTAAAGGCCATCGTCTGCCTCCATCACCTCGACGCTGCCGTCGGGATGATCTGGGCAATGCTCGACGCTGCCGTCCTCCAATTGGAGCAGCTCACGCAAGCAATGCACACAGACGTAGCGCCACACATTAGTCGACCGTTACAGTCAACGCGCCGGCAGCGAACTGCGGCTGAATGCCGTTGCTGATCGACAGCGACGACGTCAGCGAGCCCTTGAAAATGAGGTTGCCGGCGCCCGACAAGTCGGTGCCAATGCCGCTGCCGGCCTCGCCGGGATCTGCGGTGTGAAGCGAAACGTAGAACGACCCCGCCGTGGCAGAGTTCTGCAATCCAGCGGCGTCGCCAATGTTTGCCCAGTCGAGATTAAGGAACAACAAGTTGAGCAGGTTTGCCTCTGCGGCATTGGTCATCGACATCGAAATTCTCCTGTTAGTTCATCGGCCGGCCAAAATCGGGCAACACGCCAACCGGGCCGACCGGGGAAGGCATGGGATCTTCGTCTTCCTCGCGAACTTCAACGATGTCGCCGTTCGCGTCGCGCACAGGAATGCGCTTCTTTTTCTTTGCCAGCGTCTGCATCAACTGCTGAAGCTGCTCGGATGACTGTGCCTGGCCTGCGTCCGTCTTTTCGGACAACTCACCGACCGCGCCAGAGAGCTGCTTGAACTGCGTCTGATCGCGCTGCGCTTGCATCATCGCCATCATGGCTTCGTACTGCGCCGCCATCTGATCGAACTTGGCCTGCATCTCAATCTTCTGCAGTTCAACCGACGCCTTGAGCGCGGCGACCTTCTCGTCGCTCTGCGACTCGAGCATCGCGATACGCTCGTTCGACTTGATCTTCTCCGCCTCGAGCAGCAACTGCGGGTCGGGCTGCGGCTGCGGCGGGTTCTGCAGCTGCTGGTTCATGGCGCCGATCGCCTGGTCGAGCACGCTCTCGATCTCGGTCGACACGCGGAACTTCGCGACCGCCCACTGCATCAAGCGCAGCAAGAAGGGCCCCGCACCCGGCGTCTGCTGCGCAACGGGCGAGACCTGCGAGATGAACGCGCCCAGGCCCTGCATGAACTGCACCGCCGCGTCGCGCTCTGCCGCCCAGTCCATCGCCGCCATCGAGTCGGCCTCGACAGAGATGCGGTACTCGGCGAGCTTCTCGTCCTTGATGAGCTGGATCGCAGCCTGCGCATAGGGCGCATCCGGCGTGCGCATGATGTTCGATCGCACGGCGATCGTTTCGGGCTGGAAGTGCTTGGCTATGATTTCCGCCTTGATCCGCAGCGCCTGCGTGATCCATTCTGCGATGTAGAACTGCATCAGCTGGATGCGGGTCGAGCCGAACTGCGCCTTGATCTGCTGCGCTGCCGCCGTCTCGCTCGCCTTGCTCGAGCCGCGCATGATGTCCGAGATGCCGAGCACCTCGTAGATCTGCATCGTCTTGTCCTGCCGGTACTGGCGCAGGCGGTCAATGGCGCTCACCACCGCCTCAATCGGCACCCACTCCACCTTGCCCCGAATGCCGCCGGCTTCGGCAAACATCGCCCAGTTGTCGACCGGGATTAGCTGGTTCTCAGCCGCTTGGCTGAACATGCGCTGGATGCCGTCGGCCGACTTGTCGTAGACGCCGACCACCTTCGCCGCGCGTGTGAGCCAGGTAATACGGGTATTGATCTCGTCGAGTTCGTCGAACTGGTCCTGCGCGAAGATGTAATCCGCGCGCGGCATGAAGTTGCTCGAGGTGATGTTCGCCGCCAAGGGCTTCGGGCAGGGGAAGAAACTCTCAAGCCCGAGCGGGTCTTCCTTCACATCGAGAATGACTTCGCAACCCTTCGCGAGCCAATAGACCTTCTTGTCTTCCTTGTTCCAGATCTCGAACACTTCCGCCTTCGACCATACGTCGTGCTTCGGCGTCTGATCGTTTGAGCCGCGCGGCTTGAGCGTACCGAGCGGTACCACCTTCGCGATCTCCTCGCCAAAGCGAGCGACGAGCTGATCTTTCGTCATGTACACGCGGCGAGCGACCCAGCGCACTTCGTCCCAGGTGCGCGCGGGCGACCAGAAGAAATCCTTCCAGTAGATGTAATCGACCGCGGCGTCTTCCTCGACAATCGCCTCGTAGGTTGAGGCGGGCACGAGCTCATCGCCCGTGAGCGGGTCGAGCTCCGCCGGCTGCTCTCGCTCTTCGGTCTGCACCTCGTAGCGCAGCCACATCTGCCCGAAGCCTACGATCAACCAGTCCTCGATACCGGTGCGCACCGCGGCGTCCCAGTTCGACACGTTGTCGTCGAACGAGCGGTTGAGCAATCGCTGCACGATCTGCCCGGCCACGCGCGCCTGGTCGTCCTCCGCGTCCAGAAACGAACGCGCCACAGACGCGCGTGGCGGCCGGGCGTAAAGCAAGCTCAGCAAAACCTTCATCGTCGACCAGAACAAGTTGACGCGGG